TTATAACTACAGGCCCTGGAGCAACAAAAACAATTAATTCTACTGGCTTAGGTGCTAGCGGTTTAGCTTTAACTGTTAACGACCATGCTGGAAGAATTTTAATTTCACAAGACGCAGATGGTATCTATGCATTACCTTCAATTAACGCTAGCGCTAATGGAGCAACTGCAGGATCAACTGACTACAACAACCCAAGTAACATTGGTGCAAGTTTCTATTTTTATGTAGACACATTAGCAACTGATTTACAAATTATAACTGACGGAACTGACAAGTTCACAGGTGCAGCTATGATTGCAGTAGATAATGGAAGTAAAAAAGCTTTCTTCCCAGCAGCAGCAAATGATGTTCTTTCTATGAATGGAACAACTACAGGCGGAATTGTTGGATCTGTAATTCAAGTTACAGCGTTAGAAACTGCTCAATATTTGGTACACAATACTTTGATCTTAGGATCAGGAGCTATTGCTACACCATTTAGCGATACGTAATAATTAATTAGTGTGGGGCTTCGGCCCCACATGTAAATTTTAGGAGATAAAAATTATGTCAACATTTGGATCATCAATTGATGGAGTTGCAACTAACGTAACTACTGAAACTAAAACTGTTCAAACTGGAAGAACTAGAGTATATGGAGTTCATGTATCTGGTCCTAACGTAGCTGGAGTTTTAGAGTTTAAAGATGGTGGAGCAAGTGGAACATCAAAAATAAAATTAAATAAGGCTGCTCATGTTCATGACATGACAATTAATTTCCCTGCACCAATTTTATTTAAAACAGATGTTTACTCTGCATTCACTACTGAACAGATTACAGCTATTACTGTTTTTCATAGCGGCGGAAGTAACTCGTAGGAGGCAACTTGGCTTTTTCAGGCACAACTACATTCGAGAAAACATTCTCGATCGACGATATTATAACTGAAGCTTTTGAAAGATTAGGTTTCTTTGATTACTCAGGTAATGACCTGCGTTCAGCTAGAAGATCATTAAACATAATGCTTCAAGAATGGGACAACAGAGGTATTCATTTTTGGCAAGTTAGAGAACATGCATTTAGTTTAGTTAATGGTCAAAACGAATATGTGATTTTTAGATCACCAAGCGATGGTGCATCAGACGGAATTACAACTACTTTAACATCTGCTATTATCGCAACGACTTTAACTATTCCTGTTGCTTCTGTGGCCCAGATGCCTGCTTCAGGTAAAATAAAAATCAATAACGAAATAATTCAATACAGTTCTATTTCAGGAAATAATTTAATTGTTGCTTCAACAGCTGATAGAGGAATTGATGACACAACAGCTGCTAGTCATGCACAAAATGATTCTGTAAATAATTTTGTAAATATGGCTTCAGACATTTTAGAATCTAGTTATAGAAGATCTACAAATGTAGATTCACCTTTAGCTAAAGTAAATAGATCTCAGTATTCAGCTTTTTCAAATAAGACAGCTACAGGTCAACCTTCTAATTATTGGGTACAAAGATTTATAGATAAAGTAACAGTCACTTTATATTTAACTCCAGGTTCAGATCAAGTTGGTGACTTTATGTTTTTCTATTATTTACAAAGATTACAAGATGCAGGTAAATATACTAACGAAGCAGATGTAGTTAATAGATTTGTACCTTGTATGTGTGCAGGTTTAGCTTACTATGTATCACAAAAGAAAGCTCCTCAACGAACACAAGAAATGAAATTACTTTACGAAGATGAATTACAAAGAGCATTAGCTGAAGACGGTTCATCTGCTAGTGTTTACATATCACCTAAAACTTATTATCCGGAGATCTAATGGCAAAGTTTGCAAAAGGGAAACACGCTTTAGCAATCTCTGACCGAAGCGGACTAGCTTTTCCGTGGAGAGAAATGGTTACAGAATGGAATGGTGCGTTTGTACATTACTCAGAGTTTGAACGTAAGCAACCTCAATTAGAACCAACACCTTTTATTGCTGATCCACAAGGTTTAGCAAAAGCAAGACCTGCAAGAACAGAATTTGGAACTACAGATTTTTTACCTCTTAATCCTTTTACTACAGCTTCAAGTTCAACTTTAGTAACTGTATTAGAACCTAACAGTGCAAGAGTAAATAATGACATCGTAAGATTTCAAGCAATTAAATCTCAAACTGTTGGTGGTGTAGCAAAATCTACATTAGAACTAACCACAACTTTAGCTTCAAACATAACTGCAACTGACACAACTATTTCATTAACAGATGCTTCAGCTTTTCCTACAGCAGGATTTTTTATGATTGAAAAAGTAGATGTATCAGATGATGGAGATTCTTATTTTAACAACGAAGTTATTCAATATACTGGAAAATCAAGTAATGATTTAACAGGATGTGTGAGAGGAACTAATTCACAATTTAGAGGAGTCTTACCTAAAAACACAACTGCTAGCGCTCATAATTCAGGTGCAATTATTGTTGGTGGTTATTCAATAACTATGATACAAACAACTCAACAACAAGCAGGCCAACCTTCTACAATAACTTTAGAAAATAGTTATACGTTTAACTTGGTTTCAAATGCTTCGAGTACAGAAACAGGAGGAGGTATTCAAGTCTTAGCTGGACCGCTGGATACTAAACAAGGATGACATACGACGAATTAAAAACAAAAATTAGAAATTACACAGAAGTTGGATCAACGGTATTATCTGATACTATTTTAGATGGTATCATTCTTGATGCAGAATACAGAATATTTAGAGATATAGATTCTGATAATAACAGAAAATATGTATCAGCCAATCTAATAGCTTCTACTAGATTTATTGACGCTCCTACAGATGCTTTAATAATTAGATCTGCTCAGATTGTAGACTCTGAGTTAGCTGATGGAAATACTAATCAAGACAGAGAATTTCTACAGTGGAGAGACACAAGTTTTATGTCTGAATTTAACCCAACTGCTGTGACTGGCGTACCAAAATATTATAGCTGGTGGGATGAAACTAGAATTATTGTGGCTCCTACCCCTGATCAAACTTACACAATTCAGTTAAATTATATCTTGAAAGATCCCGGATTATCGAGTACAAATACAACAACATATATAAGTCTAAACTTTCCCAATGGACTTTTGTATGCATGCCTTGTCGAGGCTTATGGTTTTCTAAAAGGGCCACAAGACCTCTTGCAATTATACGAACAAAAGTATAAACAAGTGGTAGAAGGCTTCTCTATTGAACAAATGGGAAGAAGAAGACGAGATGAATATCAAAGTGGTGTTCCTCGTATAGGTAAATAGGAGAATAAATTATGGCTATAACACAAGCGATTGCAAACAACTTTAAAAAATTACTACTAGAGGGTGACTCTAATTTTAAGCAAACTGGTGGTGATAAATATAAGTTAGCTCTTTATACTTCTTCAGCTACTCTTAACTCAGCAACAACTTCATTCACAACAGGTAACGAAGTTACTTCATCAAACTACTCATCTGGTGGTGGAGCACTTGTAAACAATCCTACTTCTTTAACAGCAGGTGTTGCAAGAGCAGATTTTGCTGACCTGTCGTTTCAAAACGTTACGTTGACAGCAAGAGGAGCTTTAATTTATAACACATCATCTGCGACTACTAATTCTGCAGTTTGTGTTTTAGATTTCGGAGGAGATAAAACAGCTACAGCAGGTACGTTTACAGTTCAGTTTCCAGCACCGACATCAACAGCAGCGATTTTAAGAATCTCTGGTTAATTAGGAGGTAAACTCCTATGGCAGGATGGAATGTTCAAACATGGGGTCTAGGTACATGGGGATTATTAGGTGATGTTGATGTTTCTGTAACTGGACAAGCTCTATCTTGTTCATTAGGAAATGAATCTATATCTACAGACGTTACTTCTATTCCTACTGGAATTTCTCTTACCACATCTCTTGGAAACGAATCCGTACAAGTTAATCAAGAAGTATCTATTACGGGTGCACCTCTTATAACTGCGGTTTTAGGAACAGCTGATGCAAGTCCTGATGCAATGGCTACTGGTATCGGAGCTACTATGGGTCTTGGTACCGTAGAAGCATTTAATACAACTGGTTGGGGTAGATTAGGATGGGGAGTTAATTCATGGGGTATACCTGGAATTAATGAAACTGTTATTCCTACAGGCATAGCTATGACAGCTGCTTTAGGAACTGGTTCAGAAGCTAAAGGATCAGCTACTGTACTTGCAAATACTTTGAACGTTGCTCAAATAACTTTAGGTATTGTAGATCCTGCACCTGATGCAATGATCACAGGTAATGGAGCTATTTTATCTTTAGGCACAGCAACAATGAAAGGAGATGTTTTACCTGTTGCTACGGGTTTACCTTTAACAGCTGCTTTAGGAACTGGAACAATTGATTTAAATACACCTGTAGATGTTACAGGAATAGCATTAACAGCAGCATTAGGAAATGAAACTACATTCACTGACGTTACAACTACCTTTAATGGTTTTGGATTGACTACAACAGTAGGAAGTGGTAATGCTCTTATCTGGAACGAAATAAATACAGGTTCTGCTCCAATAGATCCTCCTGGATGGAGGGAAGTCGTTGCATAAAGAGTTTGACACTTTCTCTTTATTTTATTAAAATAAACGATATAAGGAATTTAATATGGCGAATTCAACATCAGCAAATTTAAAACTTACAGTACAAGCAACTGGGGAAAACTCAGGAACTTGGGGACAAATAACTAACACTAACCTTTTAATCTTAGAGCAAGCTATTGGTGGTTTTACTACTTTTAATATAACTAACGCTGCTAGATCTTTAACTTTTACTAATGGTGCTTTATCAAATGGTAAAAATGAAGTTATTAAATTAACAGGAACTTTAGCTTCTAACTTAACAGTAAGTATTCCAAACTCACTTGAAAAAA